GTCCGAATTAAGAGCAAGCGGAGACAGCACTCCTCGTCAGGAATTGGCTGTGGTAGTCATTTACGAAAGTAGACATCGCCACAAGTTCCTTACAAGAAGAAATCTTCTCCTTCTCCCCTCCCTTATCCGAAAGGATGCAGAAATGGCCTTCGAAGAGCTCGAAGTCCAAACCACCCATATAAACATGACGGCCCCCGTCGCGCACAGGCGCGACGTAAGGTCGGTTCTCCACTATACTAGCTATCCTCCCATACAGATCCCTGGGATGGTACCCCTGGCTCTCTGCGAGATCGCAAAGGCCGGGCTTCATCACCATAAACGGGGATGGATCTGTCAAAAGAGTCCCTAGGGGGCTATGCGCACGAACTTGCGCTTTTCCCTTCCCCGGTCGCATGAATCGCTTCCGCAACCGAAAAAAGTTCCCCTGAGAGGCAGGAACGACGACACCTTCTTCAAGTCCAGGTGTAAGAGCTTGGGCCCAGTAGACGAATTGCTCGTCCTCACGAATGGTCCTCTCGTCGCCCCAGGGATTCGGGTCTCGATCCCCCTTTTGTCGCTGCCGCATCTTCGCGGCAACACGCTCACCGGCCCGCACCCATTCGGGAACGGCCTTTTCCTCTGAAGGAAAGGTCGTGGGTTCCTCACTGTGATGGAGCAGGAACTCTGCGAAATTCAACTGAAAGTCGGAGAAACTCTCTCGACCCAGGTGCCGTGTGATGGGAAGTCCTAGGCCGCCAAGGTGGGTAGGCAGCCAATAGGACATCCCGACGGGGCAGGTCTCCAGAATCTTCCTATGATCCTTAAGAAACCACCCCATCATGGCGTCCGCCCGCTCGGGCGTTTGTCCTTCAATAAATTTTCTCGCCAATGCTGGCAAATCTCGGTAGGTGCGCTGACGCCCGCCCTTCGGATCGAAGGGGGAGCAAAAGCCCCAATTCACATAGGGTACGACATGGAACCATATCTCCACAGGTAACTGTTGAGGTGGAGCCGATTCCCGAACCACAGGATGTTCCTCGATGGTATAAGTGGTGGAATTCATTTGAATGAACCGCGACGAGACATAGGTCTTCCCGACGGAGCTCTCCATCCCACTAACCCGAGCAATTTTCTCCCATAGACAGAACCGAAATTCCTTATCGATAGCGAACACGCAATCATCCCCGTTGACTAAGAGAGGAGCCTTCCTCAGACTGAGGAACCGTGGAGGTTCCTCAGCCCAATCATTCTCCTTTTGAGCATCAAAGCCATTTGTCTCCATCGCATACCTGCAGATCGCAGCGTTGATGAGACATAGGATGGGAAAGCTTGATGGGGATCCCATCAGCTGACCATTCGTCTGCCTTGCCTTAACTAACCGTTTTTCTTTGCCCTTCCCCTCCTTATAAACGAGGGTATGGCCGACCAGACTAGCTATGAACAGCTTCTTATC